GACGCCGTTAAATGACAAAATTTATTTTCTCGTGTAAGTATATCCCCAAAAATTCTTTCTGCTTTTATTATCAAAGCAACATCTTCTTTTTCTTGCTCATTATAAGGAACGTATTTTTTTAGCATTTCGACAGTTTTGCTCATCTATCAAACCCCACTTTAACTTTTAACACATATGTAAATGTCAACTCAACAAAAAGTATTTTTTTGATTCCTTGTTTTTGATTTTGCGACACTTTTGATTTTTGATTATTTTATCAAATTTTTTCAAAAAATCAAAATTAATCAAAATAAAAATCAAAATCAATTAATATTAAACTTTGCTTTTGCATCTCGTAAGATGTAATTATTATCAGCAAACTTATCTAAGAAGAACTGTAACTCATCTTTAGACTCACAAGCATACGCCCTTGATGCTATATGATCTTCTAACCTATTCCATGCATTAAAATTCATACTCTCTCTGCTTACAAGTTGAACCAAACCCTTATCTTGCATTTTATATAACTCATCTAAAACATTGTCTATCTTTATCTTCTCTTTAATTCTGCAAGATTTGGTTGTATAGGACTCATGTCCATCTATAACTACATGTTTTCTTGGAACTTCGCAGACATAAATATATCTACTTTTATTAATCCATTCTTCAAATAAACCATCATAAAGTTCATATATTTTTATTGCTATAGAATTAAAATCTATATGACAAGAACACGCATTTGGTTTTATATTGCAATTAATATTCTCTAAATATGATTGAATGGGATTCAGAGAAAACACGACTGCAACTTCTTTCTTATCTGAGAAATACACCCTTGGTTCGTAATCAGCCCTTTGATATGCTTTGTGAGGCACCAACACATCATCTATTTTTATATTGCTTCCATGATATAATTTCATATTTGTATCCTGTCGTTATTATATCACAATGCCTATAATAATGCAAAGCAAAAAAGAGCCACCAATTTTATGATTAGTGGCTCTCTATATGGTTTGGTCTAAGGCTATGCCACATTTAAATACATATGTTGCAGTATGCTTATCCTTTATAATAATTTTATCTATAAGGTTTTTACATATATCTTTATCAAATACTGTGTACACCCCATTTAGCATTTTATCTATCTCTTTTAATCTGTAATCAATTATACTTATATTATCTGTATTCTTTTGTGCTATCTCTATCTTTTCCTTAAGATCTTTAATCTCTGTTATAATTTGGCTTGACCTTGTTTGTTCTTCAATTGTTGGCTTAGTGGCTTTGGTTGTTAGTTTTAGAAGTTCCTCTTGCTTTGACGCTAATTCCAACCGCATTGATTCCAATGTTTCGATATTTGGTTTTTGAATCATTGTATCGATATTGTTTTTTACTTTTTTAACTATATCGTTTCTGTTGGATGTTAGAATTTGCAAAGCTTCTACGAACCCCTGTTCTAGGATACTTTCTTTTATAGGTTTCATGCTACACTCTGTTTTATTCTTTTGGTGTTTTGTGCATACCCATATTGGAACTTTTTTGCTATGATCTACACTCCATTGTGAATGTCTACGGAATTTTGCGCCACATTCTCCACACTCTATCAAGGAACTGAATGCATAATCATTGGTATAATTCCCAAGTCCTTTTTCTTCTTTTTTATAGTTTTCTCTACGTTGTATTTCTATTTGCACAGCTTCAAAGTCTTTCTTATTAATAATTGGTAGGTGATTTCCTGTTACTGAATATTGAGGTTTTATTCCCTCATTCTTTCTTCGTTCGCAAAGTATATCTGCTTTATAGGTCTTTTGCAATAATAAGTCGCCCTTATATTTTTCGTTGGTTAATATGCTTATTATTGTAGTTGGATACCACTTTTCTTTTCCCAATGGAGATGGTATTCCATCTCGCTCTAAGTCTTTTTTTATTCCCCTAATCGTATTTCCCCTTAGATAAGACTCATAGATTCTCTTTACTATGGTAGCTTCTTTTTCTATAATTGTGAAACCCTTCTTTACATTATAACCATATATCCTACCGCCACCTACATACTCGCCTCGTTCAAATTTCTTTTGATGCGACCATGTAATGTTATGTGATATTGTTCTGCTTTCTTCTTCTGCTATAGAAGCAATTATTCCTAGTAGCAAGAATGAGTTTGGATCTGCTGTGTCTATTCCGCTTGTTTCAAATTTAATTGTTACTCCTTTATCCTTGAGTTCGTGTGCAATGCTTAAGCACTCAGCAGCGTTTCGTGCAAATCTTTGAACGGATTTTGTTATAATCCTTGTTATTTTACCATTTCGGCAATCTTCTATCATTTGCAGAAAGCCTTTTCTTTTTCTCATTTTAGTTCCTGTTATACCTTCATCTGCATATAAACCGACATAGACTATACTTGGATCATTTTTTAGTTTGTTTTCATAATATTCGCATTGAACATTATAACTATTAAGTTGATCTTCGTTATCTGTACTTACTCTAGCATACGCACAAACTCGCTCTTTTCTTGTTATGGAGCTTGTTACTTTACCTATTGCTATTTGAGTTGCAGGAATAACTCTAATAGTTCTTTCTGTACTTTCTATGTTCATATATATACTCCTTAGTTATGCTTTGTAGATTTTTGAATACAATTTGCACTTTATATCCTGTTATTATTACTTTTTCGATGTGCTTATTTACTATTTCATCCGAATACTCTCTTGCTTTTGTTTTAGGTTTTTTATATATACTTAGAATCTTGTAATTTCTCATTTTATCAAGCATATCACTTAGTTTTTCTTGTATAGATTCTATTTCTTTTTTATATTGAGCATATGTTATTAATTTGTCAAGGTACAATCTTTTAAGTCTTTCCTGCAATTCTTGCTGTTCTCTTATCTTATTTTTTAATTCTGTATCACAAGGCAATTCGTATGGTGTGTCTATATAATCATTGTAGGCATCCAATATAATTTCATTTAATAAAGGTTCTGGAATTTCTATTGCTGGACATATTGCTTTACCACGCCTTTCCTTTGTTAAGCACATCCACAACCTATTATCAAAATTGATTATCTTTTTATTGATTCTGTGTCTGAAGTTTTTTCCACAAAGTCCACATTGTATTTTGCCAGATAGTGCATAAGTTGTTTTAGCCATATTTGGTCTAACTTGTTTTGAATACTCAAATTTCTTTTGCATAAGTTCTTGTACTCTATTAAATGTATCCCTATCTATTATTGCATCATGATCATTGGTAACATAGTATTGTTCTAATTCGCCTGTGTTCTTTTTCCTTATTCCGTTGGTATAAGTTTCTTTTTGTAATAATGCATCCCCTACATATTTTTCATTTGTGAGCATACCTTTTATTGCACAAGGATGCCATACTTCATGTCCACAGCAAGTTGCAATTTTTAGTTTTGTAAGTTGATTAGCTATTGAGTTTGTTCCATATCCTTTTAAATACATGCTAAATATAAACCTTACGATTTTTGCTTCAGCTTCATTTATAATCATATGTTGATTTTCATCGTGATCATATCCAAATGTTAAGGTTTTAGGAACTATGCCCTGCTTAAATTTGTTTCTTGTTGTAAATTGGACATTCATACTCATTGTTTTTAGTTCTTGTTCTCCAAGGATTGCTTTTATCTTTAACAATAAATCTTGAGGACACTTTAAGGTGTTTATGTTTTCTTCATCAAAAATTATTGCAACACCTTTTTCTCTTAACTTTTGTATTACTTCCATTGTTTCTTTTGAGTTCCTGCCGAATCGGTAAATGCTTTTTGTGTAGATTTCTTTTATAAATCCAGCCATTGCAAGATCTATCATTTTACAATACTCTTTTCTTTGTATAATCCTAGATCCACTAATTCCTTGATCTGCGAATACCCCACAAAATTTTCTATTTGGCAAGGATTGTAGTTTTTCTGTCCAATAACTTTCTTGCATAAGCAAACTTGATTCTTGTTCTTCTTTCATTGTACTTACTCTTGCATAAGCACAACAAGGAATCTCAATGTTTGCATTATCTATCCTTTTTACTTTTGCCAATTTAACACCTCCATTTTTGGTCAATCAAACAATGCCGCAAAGAACTTCAAAAGTCCAGCGAAATCTGAAAGAAATAAGACTTTTTTAACAAATAAAACTTTGTTTGTTTAGGGTGTCCAATTCCTTATATTCTTCACTTGTTATTAAGCCATGATTCAACAGCATTTCTGCTATTCCTTTACTCAATAAGTATTCTATATTATTTTTTGTCATCATTAATTTCTATTTCCTTTACATCAACACCAAATTTCTTTAATTGTTTAAATATTTGATTACATCCTGTTGCTGATAATCCACTAGCACCACCAACAAGGATTGCTATAAACCAATTGGATGCCGAAATAATTGATGGAAAGGCAAAGTAAAAAACGATTCCTAGTATTGCTCCTAACCCTAGAGCAATCAAAGGAATAAAACGAATCAAGGTTTCATTTTCTTTAGCAATATACTTTTTATAAATTTCCATTAAAACAAAAACCAGTGCTACAATCACTGGTACACAAATAATTTCTAACATATCACTTATTCTCCTTTATCTGAATTTTCTATTAAAAAACATAGCATTTCTTTGTTAACTTCTTCGTAGTCATGCAATGCTTTTTTCATTTCTCCATTCGTTTTACCATCTCGTAAAGCAATGGAGTTTGCAACTGTAAGGTCGCCTAGAGCTGTTATACTCTTAATTACTAACACATCTCTTTTATGTCGCTGAGCATCTCTCTTTTCTTCTTCTTTGTGTCTTTTCTTAAAATAGTGTTGCAAAAAGAAAAGCACCATGCCTGACACGATGCTTGCGACAATACTTATAATTATTGATACCATCTTTTCTCCTATTCTACATTGATGTTTGAAGCATTTACTAATGTGAACTTCGTTGTTCCATTTAGCATATTATTAATCTGCTCTTGTAAATCTTCTCGTTCATTTGATGCTGTATTAAATTGAGCATTAAAATTTGTTGTTAAGTTATTAATAGCTTCTTGAACAGAACTATCTATTAATTGTTTTAACACCTTTCCTTGTTTTGCTGATAAAACATAAGCAGCATTGTC